CAGCAATAGAAGCTCTTCCTATTAAGGAAGACAATCCATGCATTGTTACAGAAATATTTTCTGTATAAATGCCAGTTCATAAATTTGCACTAAATATTTGTCCATATCCGCTAAGATTAGCAGCAGCCTCAATAATACCTGAAAGAACAGGATCAGTAAAAAATTCTCCTAATCCACTTATAGTAGATTCGAGTTTAGCTATTGCAGTAATGTCAGAACTTAGTAATCCTTGTCCATCAATAGTAGAAATAACATTAGCAATTGCTTTTATGTTAATATTAGTAAATCGACCTAAACCATTAAGATGGGATGAACTAATTCCAGCTTTTGCAAGTATATTAATATTATTGAATAATCCTATTCCACTAATTTTATCTGTAGAAACAACATCTGCAGGAGCTTGAATTGCTGTATTTGAATCAAATTGTCCTATTCCATTTATTAATGTAGTTTCAATTCTTCTACCAGCAGCTGCATAAGCATTAATGAAATTACCAGTCGCTAAGATTGATGACGTTGCTGCCATCCCTCCTTCGCGAATTGGTAAATTTCATGATGTTGGAGTTAAATTTCCAATTGGAACCCCATAATAAATACTCATGCCTCCTTCACCAACATATCTATTTAACATGCGAGATAGTTGAGAAGTTCTCATCTCACTTGTATATCCAACTGAATTATATGGTTCAGCGAAACGTAATGATATATTTTGAAGAAGTCCCATGTTTTATGATCAAGCAAAATCTACATAACCCATAAATGCTGTTCCTGAAGCAGTAACTGCACCTGAATGATGTAAGAACATTAAACATGCACCATCTCTAACACGTGGTAATGATGGTAATTGATTCATTAAATCTCTTTCAGCAGCTACAAACGCTGTAGTTAGAGGAATCGAAGCTAGTTGTTTACAGACAATTAAATCTACAGCAGCATCAGCAGTTGCTTGAGCTGCAGAAAATTGAAATAAATCAGCTTTTTGTATACCATAATCTCCTGCAGCCAAAGGAATAAAAGGACCATATTTACCAGCACCAACTCCTGAATGAGGAATATGTGATACGACGTCTGAAGCAGTCATATTAATAGTAGCACCATTTCATTTATTATCAACATTTGATTGATTGGTATAACTAATTACTGATGTTGCAGCATTAGCTCCATTACTTAAAGCATTATCCATTACGTAATACATTCTTACTCCACCACCATAATTTGCAGTAGTTTCAGCATCACATCTTGGTATTAAAGGAGTACAAATAACATGACTTATACGACCATTAAATGATGCATCGGGCGTAAAAGCTAAAGTATAATTACTTGTTCCACAAACAATAATTTCTTCATATGTTCCATCAGTACTTCTAGAAGCACTTGCAGTTCCTCCACCTAATGATACAGCAACTGTGCCAGCACTTCTATTAGCAATAGTAAAAGTTACTCGATATGGACATTTTGCAACTACTGGTAATAGAGCCTGTTCTAAAGTAGTTGATGCACTTGCTGTACGTTCAACATCATTTGTTCTATATGCCCATCCTGAATTAGCAGTCCATCCTGTAGCATTACCAGCAAAGTTTCCATTATATAGAACTCCATCATAATTTGCCCATCTTATATCGTCCCAATAAACACTAAATCCTTGTGCTTTATTATTAACTACTTTCATCCCAATAGAAATAACAGTATCTTTATCTGTTGCTGTTACACCTGATACATCAAGACGAACTCTTGTTCAAGTGTTAGCTGTAAGAGCAGGAAGAGCAACATCTTGAGATGATGCTAAAGAAGCACTTTCGTCTGTACAAAAAGCTATATCTCCTGCATTTAAATTAATAGTAGGTCTTACTCAAGCATATATATATTTAGCTTGTACATAATTATAACTTGTAGACGCTAAAGCAACTACTCTACTTCCAACAATACCTGTTGTAAAAGTTGCATTATTTACTGTTAGTTTAACACAATAAAGATTACTTGTATTAGCGCCAGTAACTCCTTCAGTTGTTTTAAGAACTAAAGAGTTGGCTGTATTTGCTGGAGTTTGTTCATTTCATCCAACTTGACAATTATGTACTATGTTTCCTGTATCTGAATCAGATCCATGTAAGCATTGAATTGCTGCAGAATCAGTTTTTATTCTTGGATATACTCCTAAGACATCTACTATTGATAATACAGATGGTACACCTGTTGCAGCATTAGTTCATGCCCCAAAATTTATCATATGTTTTGTATCTCCATTTGGAGTATCTCCTCCGTGTCACATTGCACCTTCAGTTAAATCATTATACGGAATAAATGATCCATATGCTGGTTGAACAGAAACTAAATCAACTGTTCCTGCAAAAGTTGCATCTGGTGTAAATGTTATATTTTTATCAGTTGATCCACACACTAAAATTTCTCTAAATGTTCCTGCAGCTGATCTTGCTGTTCCAGCTGTTCCACCTAGTGAAACTGTAATTGATCCAGCAGTTCGAGTAAGAACATAAGTAACCATATAAGACTGCCCTCTTGTCATTCTTATAGTTTGATAAAGAGTGGATAGATCAGCATTAGCTGTTCTAGTCATTATATGTGATGCAGCAGTGTATGCTCAGTTTGATGTCGTAACTATTCATGGTTGTTGTGATGTAACAAAATCATAATTTGTTACTAAATTCCCATGTAAATATTGTGCAGGATTTCCATTTCCCTGTTGCAAGTCATATCAATTACCAGCTACAGCAGTACCTCCTGCATATAATTTTATAAAATCTTGTCTCCAAGTTTTTCCTGCGGATACTTCACTTATGAAGTTATCTATACTTGTAAATCCCATTGTTTATTTTTATTAATTTCATATAAATGTAAATTCTCCCAGAACTGGCACAGCCGCGATTCCTCCTGATGGCATTACTAATAAATTAAGATATGCACCATCATAAATTCTTGGAAGTGATGCTTTATCTTTGATAAAGTCATATTCTGCCCATGCAGTAGCTTCTCTTGTCATTAGAGTAGCTATAGGTCTTACTAATACTAAAGTAGCTAGACCACCATTTGGAGAAAGAAATGTAATTGATTGTATACTTTTTATTCCTAAATCTCCAGCAACTAATGGAATGAAAGCTTGATAATTATTTAAGCCTGCAGTATTTGAATTAACAATAGTTCCAATAAATGTAGAATTATTAGTAATTAAAATCTGACTAGTTCTTGCCTCATCCTCTGTGTTTGTATATTTTATCTGAAATCTTGCTCCTCCTACATAAGGGTTAGTTGCTACAAGAAAGGCTTGCACACCAACGCCATCTGTATATCTTGGAAGAGAGGTTGTACTATTATCAAGTAGTTGTTCGTCTGTGTTATCCATATCTATAAGTGGATAATACATTAAATAATCACAAAGAAGAAATGGGGCGGGAGCCATTACAGCATTGCTAGAATATAACATTGCTTTATGTAAATATTTTGTTTTAGGACTAACCGCTCCCCCATGATATATTCCTTTTTTGTATCAATTACTTGGAATAGTAGCTTCTTTTTCTCCTCCTACATAATAGTTAGGAGCGGGATTACCAGTGGTCATAGATAAATCTACTCAGAATCCTGCTCCTGAGCTAATAGCAGGAACTTTTCTAATATAGGATAATATATTTTGTCCACTCTCGTATCCAGATACTACTAAATCTTTAATACTCATTATTTTATATTTATGCCTCCATTAGACGTTACTTTGCTACTTATTTCAGCGATAATAGGCGCATTACAAGTGCAAGCTTTAATCATTGTTTTATCAGGTAATATAATTACTGATAATTTACATTTTGAACACTTATACATTAGTCTTCAGTTATTACAAGTGAACCTATTGCAAATTGTGGCTGAACAAGTTGGGCAATAGCTAATTGATCATTTAATGCTCCAGAATAGAGAATTTGTCCAGGACCGCTGGCTGTAGTTACAATAGCTACATGTGTTATTGGACTTCCAGGTGTTGCTCCACAAATATCAAATTGAATCTGTGCAGCATTTGAAAATGAAGATCCTCCATCCGTCCAACCTGTAGCTTTAACAATTTGTTTGCGAACATAGTTAGTGTATGTAGTTTCATTTGTAATAGCAGTTCCTGCTTCATCTGGGTTTGCTGTATAGAGCGCGACATATAAATTTGCACTCGCTCTCCAAGAAGGATCTGTTCCTTGTAAAATTGCTTTGAGAACATCATTCTCAGTTAGATTACTTTTACTCATTTTAATATTTTATTTATTTATTTTATTTGCATCTACTTTAGTTATAAAGCCTTTACTATCTCTATGAACTATAAATTCTCAATTAGTTTTTTCCTCTTTATTAAGAGTTTTTAATTCATCTAATTTATTTTCTATTAATTTACCAAGATTCACAATAGAACTTGGTAATGCACTTTTTACAGTTGCTATTTCTCTTATAATTTCTGATGCATCAAATTGTGTTTCTGAATCAGTTTTTGATAAAGAGATTAAAATCTCTTTTAAGACATTAATGATTTCTTTATGTCTTTTGTCCTCTAAGAGCTTTTGAAAATCATCTTCCGAATCAGAAGAATCCTTTAAAGCATCTAAAAGTTCTTTGTGTCTTTTATCCTCTAAAAGTTTATTAAAATCTTCTTCTTCGGAATGATTTTCTAATTCCATAATTCTTTAATTAAATTATTTAATTCTTTTAATTCCTTTTTAATTTTATCCTGTGTTGCTTTTGCTGTAACAGGATCATTACTATCAACTAATTCCTTGGTTGTTAAGAAGTCAAGTTTTAAGGTAGGTTTACTTTTTTGAATCTCATTACTTAATTGTTCCTTTGTATCCTCGATTTGAAGCTTAGTCGCAGTAATTTGATTTTGAATTTCTAATTTTTCCATACTTTTAATATATTTGAAATATTATAATTAATGGATCCTCCTTTATGAAAGGTGGGATAAAATTTCTTATAATTTTCTGTAAATTGCTTTGCTAATTTAGGTTTTTCCATAATAGTGTCACCATGAGCAATAGCATTCTTTAAGCCATCTCATTTTTTAAATGCAGGATTGGTAAAATCAACTAAATTTCCATTAACTTCTTGAACTTGTGGATAAACGACAGCTTGTCCATTATATCCAGCTCAAGCTATTTTATGTGTTGAGTATCCATTAGGATCCGCTCAATTTGGCATAGTTAATCTATTTGGATCTTTAAGTCTATTAATAAAATTAACGTCTTTTTTATTAATTCTATCAATAAGTATTTTAAGTTCTCCTCCTTTTTGATGCTTACTGAATCCTTTAGATTTAAATCTTTTAGCCAAAGCTTTTCTACTTGGTGTACAAGTAGCTTTAGTCATTGGAGTACAATATCCTTTATGTTTAGGATTTACAGCTGTTTTGATTCAATCTTTTGCCATTATTCAATTTCTTCTAAAAGTCCAGTTCTATCATCAGTATTTTCAAGAATTTCCTCAGTTAAGAATTTTCCACATTTAATAGCTAATTCATCAGAAGGATTTTCTTGATATTGTTTGAAATATTCTTCAAGTTGATTCGTAGTATCCTTTGCAAAAATAATTTCATTTGCTTCAATTTCTGCATGTTGAGTAATATCCCCACCTTCATTATATGTAATGACAGGAATACCTTTATCAGTCACTTGCTCAGCTATTTCTTCTGGAAGATTATTTTTTCTTGCATGTAAGGCTCCTTCTGGAATTACATTAAGTTTACCACCATCTTGAAACTTTTTAACATCAAGTGATTTATTTCTACTACTTATTAATTTTCGAATATCATCAAGTTTAGCCCCATCTTTTGCACTTAACATTTTAGTTTTATAATTTCCCATTAATCCACTCATAAGTTGATTTTGGTTATTACTTGCTATATCCTGTGCATAAATAGCTCCAGCTTGAGCTCGATCATTTGCAGCACTTTCAAGTGCGCCAGCATTAGAATTAAATTCATCAGCTGCTTGGGTTTGTTTATTAACTAATTTATTTTTACCAAATCAAGTTGATATTAAAGAACCCTTTTTTCCAGCATTTGTACTTGTTTGCTTCTGATATGCATTTAATGTTAATCCTGAAGTTTGTTGTTTTGCAGTTGTTTTACCAAAAGATCTATTTGCAAAGTCTAATGCTTTAATTCCTAATCCAACTGCTGGATTAAACATCGTGGCTGCATCTCCTGCAGCAGATAATACATCATCCGCTCCAGTAGTTAATTCAGCTTGTGGAATAAAGGCTTTTCCAAGATCCATTGCCATAGAACCAATGATGCCAGCTGGAGAAATTCCTTTCCCCAGGGCACCAGCAGCTTTATTTTGAAATCCCATGAATGTTTGTAAACCTATTGCAGTTAATCCACCAGCAGGAGTTTGATATTTTTTTATTAATTTAGGCATAGCTTAATGTAAATAATGTTTTAATTACGCTAATTAGAGCTAACTCAGTTCCTGAATAATTAATTCTAATTTTAACATATTTGTCTCTTGTCTTCATTTCTTTTAATGGAGTATATTTTAAAACTCCTCCACTTAAATAAGCATACTTAAATGAAAGTGGTTTAATTTGTACATCTCATGAATCTTCTACATAATGCATATTTCCTCTAATTCGACCATACTTTGGATTACCTATATTTAATCCCCTTTGTTTATATTTAACTAAGTATTCATTTGTTCTATAGTCTTTAACCAATTGAACCATATAATCACTTAATACCATATCACTGGGTAGATCTTCATCAAAATTTCGACTTAGGTCAATATAAGGTAGTTTTTTAATCTCTGGATGAAGTATCAAATATGTTAAATATTTATCTTCAAGTGTTCGAATCTCAGGATGAGTATTCATATAATCAATATATGCTGTACCAAGTACAGGACTTGTATTTGTAACATCATTTAATGCATATACTAAGGCTTTATTATCAACTCACTCATAACCTTCACCAACAATACTATAAGAAAAACTTTCAGGCGATACCTTATTAGATATAATTTTTATATTATCAAAAATTTTCTGAATACCTGGAACACCAATAACTACAAATTCAAAACTGAATTTCTCTTGTTCTCCGTACCATTTGGTTGGATATATTAATTGTTGACCATCAATAATTCCAGCAAAGCCATGCTTTCAAACGCGACTTTTCTTATCAGGTTTAAGAAATGCTAATCCATCTAATAATATGATATCTGTTTTATTGGAAAAACCATAAGCAGCTAAACTAACCCCTAAAATATAGGAACAGTTTTTTATCATATTATTGTCAAAGGTATAAAAAATATTGTTAATATTTTCTGAAAATCCTGGAATTCATGAATATCTCGTTACAAACTTTTCTAAGATCTCGTTAAAACAAATACTCCATTCTGTAAGTCCATTAATAAATGTAAAAATAACATCTTGCTTATTTGCATTATAATGTGTTTTAATATTTCTAAATCCAATAATTGGATACTTAGCAGATTCCGTTAAATCAATATTCTCATTTAGAAACTTCTGCAATTTTAAATCTGAAATTACTTCAAATTTTTGTCCATTGGTTCTCCATAATTTCTTAGCATTGGTATCAAAGCCATAGATATAATTAGGAGTTTTAATTATAGAATCTTTTCAAGTAGAGCCAAAAGTTTCGGACAAGACTTTTGGATTCTTTGGAAGAACATTTTCAGTATTAATGTAGACATTTTCTCCGTTTGCGTTAGTCATTAGTGCTCGTTCATTAATAGGAATTATAACAACCCCATTTTCCATTACGCAGACTAATGATCCAAATCAATCTACTAATTTAACAATAGCGCCGTAATTCATTGTATAATCTTGATAATGTCCACTTCTAAATACTTGATATCCATTACGATATAAGTCTGTAATATGAACATCGGAGTATGCAATTCTATTATAGAATTTTGTTTTTAAGTATTGTGATTCAGGTAATTCAAAATTATATTTATCAGAAGTAGTTTTACTAATTCCTGAATTTATTACATTTGATTCTGGTAATGAATTATATCTATTACCTTTATCAAGAGGAAAGAAACTTCTTTTTCTTCTATGCAAAGCTTCCTCTTCAGCTCTTGAAAAGTCAACATCTCTTAAAGATAGATTTACATTACTAAAGATTTTAAAAGTAACTCAATGTCCTAATGGGACAGCATTAACATCAGGAGAACTAATTTTACTGCATCCAAAAGTTCCAACCTTATCAGAATATTTAGCATAATTACTATCTCCAGGTTCTAATATTTTAGTACCTTTTAATGTATATAAAGGAATAAGTCTTTTATAATTAATCAAACCTGTACCAGCAGTATCTTCAGCTGTTGTAGCCTCTAAATGACCTGTTGGAACTATTGCATTTGAGGCAGATTCGCCTGTTATTCCAGCATTAGTATCAGTAATCCCAGGAGTAGAAGTTAAGTCCTTATAGTACTTAGTAACAACATGGTAATTTTTATGTCAGCCTAACTTATCTAATATTTTAGTATTAGTAGGCATTTGAGGATCAATAAAATTCCAGTTCATTCTATGTGTATAAGTACAAATATAACAATCTCCTCTATATAAACTTGAAGTTATATAATTTTCAGAAGCTGTTATATTTTTTCAAGCAAAACGATCTGAGATTGCATTGAAAGGAGTTGCATCATCATAACGAATTTTAAAATAATCATTTCAGTACTTATTAAAGTCATAATTACTTTGATAAATATTATAATAATGACAATCTAATAATGATTGAGAAACTCCTAAATAAGTATTAAACTCTCCTCTAATTAAGTATGGAGATTTAGATAATAAATTTGCATCTGCTTGCGAGTCAGTTGTAGTATAATCATCGACACTTCCATACTTAATATCCTCAGCTTTATATGCTACATAGGGATCTCCAGCTTTTGAAGAGAAGTAATCAATACCATTTGTTGTTAAGTCAATACCAGGTTCTACTAAAGTTACTCTAGTAAGAATATCTGGAGTTGATTCTACTTCAGGACTTTTGACTATATCTTTTAAAGTAAAGCGATAATATTTTGTATTGGTTTTATCAGTACTTAATTGATCAAAAACTTTACTTCCTTGATACTTAGACAAACGTAATTTATAATTAGATGAGTTAAAGAAATTATTTAATATTGAAGTTCGAACACTTGCCTCAGGACAAAGTGCGGCTTTAGTTTCTACATATGTTGGAGAATTTAATAAAAAAGCATAACTGCCAATTGATAAAGTATTTTTATCAGATAGAGGAGTTAAAAAAGATTGGGCAAAATACTGTCCATTACTATTTTTAAGAACTGGAATATTTCCATTTTTAGTTTTAGCAATTGCAATTGTTTGGGCAATAATATCTGGAATCCTTGGTTGTCTTACAACAAAGAATCCTTTAGTTAAAGATTGCAAACCTGATCGTATAATTTGTCCTGACTCATCTTTACAATCTGCCATAATATTAGATGGGATTGTAATTCCTAATCCAATAGGTTTAATTGGATCTGATTTATTTATAATTTTTACAGTATTAGAATTAATTTTAAAGACTCCTTTTGCATTTTCTAATGGATTGACCTCAAGACTATAATTATCATTTACTTTTATTTTATAAATTCCTTGTGTGTTAGTGTCAATAATAGGAATTGAATTAAAGGTTGTAGAATCTGTTAATTCTTTAACACCTCTAATATTAAATACAGGAGATAATGAATAGTCATTCATAATATAAACAATACCTAGTCTATAAATCTCTTCATCCCAATATCCAAGTCTGTAATAAATATTATTTGGATTATAATACTCATATTTATTTCCAGTATTACTATTTGCAATTTCTTGATAATTAGGATCTAAATTTCCAATAGTTTCAGTATGAGTTAATCTTGGTGTAATTCGAAGACTTAGGTCTTTTAATTCTTCATAAGTACTGTAACTATTAGTTATATTTCCAAGAAATAGCATATTTTGAACTTGTGCTTGAGTCTTTACGGTATCAATTGTTTGAAATCCAGAATTAATATCAGTTATTGATACTTCTTCTATATCCTCATAACCATTAATAATGAGTTTAGTTGAAGTGCCCTTAACTTTATACGGTTCCTTAATTACAAAAGCCTTTAAGATTGATTGAATTGAGTCATTTCCAGTATTAATTGTATAGTAAACCTTAATATAGGGAAATGATAAATCAATATTATTAAGAGTAAAAGAGATAAGTTTTTGACTATTTTCAAAATCTAATCCACCTCTAATTGATTCAGGTTCATTAACTGTTCCAATATAACAAACAACTTTTCCAGACTCTGATACAAAATCAGTCTCATTTCCATCCGCATCCGCATATTTAAAATAAAACGTATAATTTCCAATTGATAATTTTCCGCCCGATTCAACTCCATTAAAAGTTAAAGTTGGAATCTCTTGAGCTACTTTTAATAAGCCTGCTTCTACTTCGAAATAATTTTCATTATAGATGTTTGTATCAATATCTCCATTTCTGTCAGCTACATCAAATGTATTATCTTCACCTACAATAAATCTTGAATTTATTAATTTTGGTTTATTCTTATCATCATTCAGAATTAAATTTACAGAACCATCATAGGATGGCTGTACTTCAATATCAATGGGATTTGTTAATGATGCTCCAAATAATTTATTATCTATTTTTAATTCTTTTAGTTGTCCATCACTTCCTAATAAATTATAGAAGTTAGCATAATTATACACAAGATTTCCAGATTTCTGTAAACCTTGTGTATAAGTAGTTAGGATAAATGATAATTTTGGTATCTTCATATTATATATTTACAATAGTGCTAAAAACTAATCCTATATTTGAGCCAGTATTTTTTATATAGAATTCTACTCCAGCTAATAAGGTTGGCTCATCAATTTGATAAGCTTCTGCTTCTGAAATAAAATTCGATGCAAAAAGTTTATACTTATCATATCAGAGATAACGATCTAATGCTACAGGTTTTAATCTTAATAGTTCAACATCACTCATAAACCCAAGGTCTGTATTGTCAATCATTTTAAGATCTAAGAATAATGGTGCAGAATTAGGTGAATTCTCATCTCAAATTTTAACTACAGCTCCAGAAGTATAATTTATTGGGATCTCATTAATAGTTCCAATTAAATGTCCAGTTGGAAGTTCAGTGGTTAACTCTCCAATATTTTTTAAAGAAAATGTTTGTAAAGAAGTTATATAATCAATTCCTCCATATTTAAAATTTAATAAGAGTTCTGAATTTGTTTCTAGTGGTTGTTTCATATATAGATAAACTTTCTTTAAAACATTTCCCACTTTAACTTTTACTAGATCAAATAAATTGCTTGATAAAATAAATTTATCAGATTGTCCTGATAGATTAAATAAATTATAATCAAATAAATCTTCAGCTTGTTGTATTCCATTCAGAGTACGTTCGACAGCATATAAACCTGGAACTATATCTTGGGAATAATTAGTTTCTTCAGTAAAAGAATAAGTTAATGCTTCATTTACATTACAAATTCTTGGATCATAATCATAACCAAAACTAATGCCATTATGTAAAATAACGTCTGTTTTAGTCGAAGAATTAGGATTAATATCAAGATTATTAAATAATATTTTTGTAAAATTATATAAATGGAATGGATAGTTACCACTATCAGGATCAACAACTCTTAATGCAGTTGAACTTTCAAATTCTAATTGTAATCCTAAATTTTGAAAACTATTATTATCCACATTTTCAGATGTAACTAAACTTGCCAATGATCCTATATATTTAAAATACGATAATAGTACATATCCATTAGGATATAAAGTTTCTAATGTTTGACTAGAAATTCCTAACTGTACAAAAATATTTGGTTTAGTAGCTTGAGAATATGTAATATCTATTAGATCTCCTCCGGAATTTCTTAATTCAACAATCGTAGCTTCTTTTATAGATAATTCTGGATGTGTAATATTTGGAACTCTAGTTGTAGCTTTTGTAATAAATTGAAGTTTAGTTGTAGTAGATGTAGTAACTAGACTACCAGTTAATGTATATTTTTCAATATATTTTTGAGGTATATTCTCATAATTAAATATAGGAATGATTTTATATGTAAAAGTTTTTCCGCTATCATTTTTTGATCGTTGAAATTGAATTACTTTTTGACCATTAATTAATTCAAATTCAGATACATTATTTTTATCTATATACAAAATATCATCAATATATAATGAACATTTTGTAATAGATATTAGAGAAGACGTTGTTGTATTTACTCCTATTGTAACATCTCAAACTGGAGATGCCCCACTATAATTTGCAGTAATAGTAGGATCTGTTACTTCAAATAGATCAATATCTTCTAATTCTAATTTAGCTACTAATTTACCTTTAAAGCGATTTTGTATATAACTAGAATAAGAACTACCATCAGTTGCTGAACCATCAGAACCTGTATTAAATCAATAGTATAAATTCCCTAATTGATAAGTTCTTTTAAAATTATTAGTAATATCAATAGATCCATTTGATAGAACTTGATATATTTTTAATTTAAATAGTTTTCTAACAATTGTATTATCTGTATCAGTTGAATAACTTGATAAATAATCATACAGTGTTGGATAATTTGGGTAGACTCCTTCAATTTTTTCTACTTCTCCAAGATAAGTTCCATGAATTAAAATCAAGTCCTCTAATTCGGTTAAACTATTATAATTAGCGATAAAACCATAATTAACTAAATAGAATTTTTTAATTGATCCAAAATCAATACTTGCCATAGAGTGACCGCTGACATATTGTCCCGAACTTATAATAGGATTTTCAGTATATTCTCCTGGCAAATTAATTACAAACTCTAAATTATCACCACCTGAAATAGTTAGATTTCCAAATTGTTGTTGTAATTCTAAACTACCAAAAGTTGTAGTATTATCAATTGTTTGATCTAATAAATCTCAAGTATTAAATTGAACACTTGCTGTTTTTCCTAATGAATTTGCTTGCTCTGGTGCAGGGTAACTTCCAACCTGTGTTTCAATTAAAGTAAATTCAGTTGGAATATCTTTTGCAAATAATTTTCAATTAACTTGGATATCAGTAGTTAATAAGGGAGCATTATCACCACTTGAAATATTAGTCTTTGCTTTATAATATCAAACTACATCAAGATTTGTAATTAATCCTGTATTAATATCGGTGCTTTTAGTAATCTCCGTAATTTTAACGTAATCACCAGTAACATAAGATTTTAAAGATGAGTATTCTTCAGGAATAGGAATAGTAATGCCTTGAGCTGTAATTGTTTGCACTCCTTTAGCTGATACTATATATAAAACTCCTCCATATTCTTTAACTCCCAAAGGAAAAAATCCTTCTCCTAAATTTACATCTTGCCAATTAGGATTATCTTCTGTGCCAGCATTATATTGAATAGGAATATTTCCCATATCATTTTGTAGCATCATTTCATCCCCATTAAAAGTTATAAAAGAGCCATTAAGAACATCTGTTAATACATTATCTGGAGTTACCAAAGGATTGAGGTCTTTTACCATCCCTCCATTAAATCGATTTACACTCTCCTTTTTCATATTCTTTTATTAATTGTTTTCATGTTTTATCAGATGGGATAAAATTATGTTCATATGCCTCACCTAAATATTCTAAATCTCTAACTTTTAATGAATCTGCTCAATAAGCATAACCTTTAAATGTTTTTCTTTTAAATCTAAAAATATGTAAATGTTTAGCTTTATAATATAATTCAGGTTTTAATTTTCTCGGAATTATATTAGTAAATCTTACAATACGTCTTGAAGATTCATTTTCTTGTACTCATCGTTCAAACCCTGTTGGATTTAAACCAATATAATAATAACCATCGAATGGTTCTTTTTTTCACCCTGCGATTTTTCTTAATTTTCGATCACGGCGAATACTGTATTCCTTAATTTGTTGCTCTGGAGTTAAAGTTAATTTACCAATATATGTATAACAATTTATATTCTTATTTGAGGCAATTGTAATAGCACAGCCAAATTTAATAGCCGAATGCATACGTCGAAAGCCATGTAATAAAAGACGTTTTAATTCTCCTTTAGGAATATCCATAAACCTTAAATGAACTTCGTCTAAAATATCATCTAATACTATATCTTTAGTTGTATAAAATTTAGTACCAGTATTAATTTTATTTAAAAATTTCTTTTTAAGATCTCCACCTAAGTAAATAGGAATTTCTTTTTGATAAGCTTTTGCTTTAAAGTAGTAATTAATTGCATAGCCAGTAAAATCTGATTCAATAAAGTCAATTTTGGAAAATCTTCCATTTTGACGTTGTTTTATAAATTTATCTCCAGATACAATTTCAAAATCAATATATGCTTCTGAATTAACTGGAATTTTAAACCTAATTTTATCATCAATTATTTTATTAATCACTAAACCTATGCAGTATTTAAACGGAACAGAAATAGCATCTTCATATGAATTAGTACTTCCATAATTTCTAATTCATCATCTTCATGGTCTATTTGTGATTGACTTAGGAGTATTAGTATATAATTCTCCTGGAGTCAATCCATGATTAAATAAGATTCTCACTATCTTACTGGCTTAAATGATTTGCCAAATCGTTTTCTATCTCAAGAAGTTGCAACATTTAAGATTTCGTCCATTTCATTTTGATTAATGTAAATAGGAACTCTAGCTTGTGTACACTTAATCTTCCATTGTTGTTCTAACATTTGAGCCATTTGCATAGCAACTTGGTCTTTAGTCATTAATGCTTTTTTAAACATATTTGAATACATACAAAATGATGCAATTGCATCAACTTCTTTTTCATTTATATATGGAAGTCCTTCTTCATCAGCAATAAATCCTTTATATAGTACATTTAGTACATCAAATTTATCTGAAATATAAATACGATTTAATTCTTGTCTATATTTAACATATTTTCCACTAACATATAGTGTTCCAGTATTAAATTTTCTGGATTCAACATAACCTTCAATTCATCCATTTTGGTTATTTCCAGCTAAGTTTGTTGGGGTTGTTTTTTGATAATCTTCATAGTTAGTTGTAATTGCCTCAATTACATCACAATTACAAGGAAGATCAATGTAATATTGTCCTAATCCATCTAATAATGGAGTAGTTTGATATTTATATAATCTATAAGATTTATTTCCAATTTTATCTCAAGCAATTAGACCAATAGTTTCAAATTCATCTGGATTAAGTTCTAATCCATATAATTCTCGAGCTTGAGTATATGCAGTTTTAAAGGAGTATTGAGCCATTATTTAGGAGCTTGAGTATTAGGTGTAGGCTGAGTAGCTAATTGTCTATAATATCTTAATTTCTTTTCAGTTAGACGTTTTTTAATCTCAGCACTTAAAAAAGAATAATTTTCTAAATCATCGTCAGCACAGCAACTATAACTTTCTAATTGTCTTGGATCTTTAAAGATTGCAATTACTGAAACTTTTTTTATGAATGGGGCATTAAAAATTCATACATCATAGAAATTATTTTCATTGGGTGTAGGCTCAATATAAACAAAAGGAATTTGAGCTCCACGACGCATAAATTTATGAAATTGAAATGCTGTACTTGTGTAAATTTTAAATTGAACTTCTCTATTTACTGAACCTATAAATTCGATAGCTTCATCAGCGAAGTCGTTAACTAGTTGTGGGATCTCAAAATGTAATTCTGGTTTAGTATAGGTTGTACCACAAGGGCATCTATCTAATGATTTACAATCAACATCTACACAATTTATAGCCATTAACAAATCATTTCTTGGAATTAAGTTTTTTAAGGAGTATTCTTTAATAATCTGAAGTCTTTCATCAACTACATCATCTTCTAATTGTTCTAGAGACATTTTTGGTGTAGAAGTAATTCCAGCTAATCCGGTAACTACGTCATTATATATTGCAGATGCTAATTTATGTACCATATGGTTTAAAATAAGAAAAGGCAGGCAAGTGCTGCCCGCCTTTTCAATTATTAAATAAGTAAGAAAGGTTATGCTTGAACAGTAATAGTAACAGTTCCAGTATTTCCTACTGCATCTGTTGCTGTAATTACAGAAGTTCCGACTCCAACTAATGTTACTGCTCCAGTTGTAGCATTTACTGTAACAACTGTTGGAGTTGCTGATACGAAAGCAAGGGCTCCTACTGCATTAGTAGCAGTAATTGTTGTACCTGTATCACCATCACTAACATCTAAAGTAGATTTAGCAGCAGTTAAAGCAACTTTAAAAGTTAAACTAGCATCAGTTAATTCTTGTTCAAATCCAGAAACTAAGTCAGATTTAACATAGAATACATGAGTTGTAATTGCAGTTCCTCCAGATACGATTCCATCATCAATGTGTTTTTCAACTTGATAACGAAGTGTATATTGTGAATAGTTTCCGCCAATAATTGGTCTTTCTTCTTTGTTAGTTCCAAAATATCTTGAATTTTCGTATGTAGGAAGCATGATTGATTTAATCATGTATTCGTCATCTCCGAATCCAACTTTACCAGCTGTAGCAATATGGAAAGTTCCACCTGTTACATCTTCATATTTAGGTTCAACTAATGAGTTATTTGTATAACCAGCTTCTTTAAGAACTTTTACAGAGAAAAATGCTTGATTAGAAGTAATAGCGGTTAAGATAATATCTGCTCCATTTGTAGAAGCTGTAATATAGGAGAATCCCCATCTGTCTTTCATACCATTGATTTGTGCTGCTAAAGCAGTTGCATCAGTTGCAGGAGTTCCTGTAGCAAGAACTTCTACTACTACTGGTTTCTTGAAAAATTGAGAGAAGTTAGCGTATTCAGAATCAGTTTGGTTTTGAACTAGTCTTACTTCAACTTCTAATCTAGCAACTAGGCCAGAAGTAATTGCTGGAACAGTTACATGAGCAATTTCTAAAACACCAGCTTGATAAGCTCTTTTATAAACACTAACAATGTTAGCTTTTTTGAAGGTCCCTACACGAGTTACTGTTAGACCTGCGGCACTTCCTGTATATCTGTCGGTTGTACCATTTGAATCTTTGTTTGAATTTAGAATTGTTGTAGTCGTAAATTGATACATCTTGTATTAATTTTATGATTTAAAAATTTATATCTATTTTTTGGGTTGTTGTTGTTCTGCTGGATTGGCAATAGTTGTATTAATTGGAATATGTGATTGTAATCTAGGATCACTAGCATTTTCCATTAATAATTTAATTAACTCATTGACAATCTCCTGACAAACGTAATCTGGAAATTCTAATATTTGTGTATTATCTTCAACTTCATCTATCTGATCTTGCGAAAGTCTGATAAATTGTGGTGCTTTAAGATAATCAATAAAGATCTTTTGTAATTGAAATACGGAATCGTCTTTACCATAACGAACTTCCATTCTTACTTTTGACTTATTTCCATATCTTGTAGAGGCTTCTTTTTCAATAAAACTATGAGAACTTGTAGTTTTTAGTAATCCTGCAGTTACAGTTACATCATAAACTCCTGTAATATAAATACATGTTGGAGTTACAGCATTATCCAAATAAACTTCTTCTGAAGTTAGTCCAATTTCTCGTTTAATAGCTACAACTAATGTTGCAAGCGTTGTTCAATCACCTGGATTAGCTACAGTAATTCCATCAGCTTCAACTGTTCTTCTAACTGTTAAAGTAGTAGAATTAGTTGGAGTATTAAATGTAATTTTATAAGTTGGATTAATTACTGCTTGATTTGTAGTAGTGGGAAAGGTACTACTTGTATTAACATTATTAATATAATAATAAGGTCTTTTATAACAAGGTCTTAAGTAATAGTTGTTAATAATTTGAGAGAACATGTCGGCTGTAAGTCTTACAGCTCCTTGATGCCATGTTGAATTCGCATCATAACATTTAAAAGTCTTTAAAAGTCTATATTCTACAACACAATTTAGAACATGCAAATAGTCGTCTGGTAATTCAACTTCATACACTTTATCAAACAATGATGTAGTTCCATAGTCTGTGTTTCCAATAGCGCTAGGAGTAAGAACAGCTGAGCTCTTTAAAACACGTAGATCATCTGTCTTTTGTTGGTTGATATCATATACGTTGTATACGCGATTAATATATTGATTAACTGCCTTATTAATAAAATAATTATAATCTTCAAGTATTAGACTTGGAGCCTCTCTTTTATTTAGTTCAATAAGTGCATATTCAAACATTTGTTTTGCAGTCATTTATATTGCTATTTTTTAGGTTGTACTTTTTTTGGATTTTCAGTAACCACTGAGTCCTCAAAGTACGGAATATCTTTTGTAATTTCACTTTCCATTTCTGCAATAACTTGTTTAGGTTGCAATTCTGGATAAGTTTCACGTTTTATGGAATCTAATAGAGCCTTATATCTAAGATCTCTTAAGAATGTAATAGTAGCTTCCATAGAACCACCAAGCATTTTATCGTCATATTTATAAATTCCATCAACTCTTCTAACAACATGTCTATCGACAGCATCCATTAGGAATAATTGCATCTTCCAATCTTCTCCTTCATAAAGATCCATGATCTTTTTAGGATTTTTTTCTGCAATTTCAATCAAGAAATCAAGAACATCAGCAGGAATAGCATTTGATAAATTACGACCTAATACTCTACATTTTTTAATTCTTTCGGCTTCAGGATCTTCGTAAATGTATTGCATTGCTTTGAATACAACTTGTTTTTTATTCATTTTAAATTGTGTAATTTCACCAGGTCTTTCAACATATAAGTCAGCGACTCCATACTTTCTAGCCCCACCATCAACAATTAAGTTACCTTCTGCATCCCTTTGAAATCTATCTTTAGCTATTCAATTACAATATTCAATTGCTTCTCAATTAGCTTTATCAACAACATCGTCTAAATTATAACGTGTTCCATCAATAATTTCAAAAACATGATTTGCAGCAACAAAATGAATTTCACCTCTGCTCATTTGTCTAACATCTTCTTCGGATAAAATCATATCTCCGTTTGAATCAACCGTTCTTACACAGTCTGGAAGTCTTCCAGTTCTAGGGTTTGGACAAGGTTGTATAAAGTAGGTTTGATTAACTTTTCCGTAAGCACTTCTAAGAATTATTTCATTATTCATAATCATATATTTTGTATTTTCTAATTTCTATCTTTGTGTAAGAATCTAAATAAGGGAGAGGGCGAACCCTCCCCCTATTTGATTATTATTAAACTTCTTCAATAATAAATGATTTGTAAGGTGCAAATGCAGCAATACCAGAATAACCAGCTACGATCAATTTAGATCCTGCTACTGGGCTAGATACGATACCACTTGTGATACCATCTACTCCACCAACACCTGGGTATTTAGAAGTAACGAATTCAGCTCCTTGAAGAGTGAATGCAGCAATTGCTGGTTGATTTGTAGAAATATCCGGAGACATGTCTAAGCAAATACCATAACCTTTTCTATCGTATTCTTTTGTAAGAGCACGATCCACCATGAAAGTAACCATATTACCGGCAATTTCATAAGATGTAAATGTTCCACCAACTTTAATAGGATTATCAGCTTTAACCATTGATTGCGTAGCTTTTGAATACATAACCGTTGGAGTTGATCCCCATAATTTTAACCAGTCACCCAGTGTTGAGTTAATTTGACCCCATAATCTATCATTTACGATAAATGTATAGCTATTACCTGTAGCATTTGCAGCTTTTTGGTTCATTTGATCAATAACTGTGTTGATTACATTTACGTTAAGTTTAGCGTATTTGTATTTAGAAGCAAATCTTTCGATTTGAGGAATAAGACCATCACCAGCAATCAAAGGACGTCCATCTTCAGTTAGAACTGTTGATTTACCATTAATATCCATGGTTGATTTACCTCATAATAGGTGATTGTTTTTAACTGTATTAAAGTTTTCTAACAAATCTTTTTCCATTTTATTTAATTTGAAAATCTTTTCTTTAAGTTCGCCTGCGCCATCGCCTTCAGCAATTTTAATGAATTGATCTTCCATCTGAGCGTAACGAGCAGAATAAGAAATGTCATTTCTATGTTCTGTAATCCACTGACGATGTTTTTCAATGTTAGATTGATATTTTGTATATCCTTCTTCATGGTATTCAGGCATGATATTTGACAAGAATCTTGTCGTCATTCCTAATTGACATGCTGTTGAGTCTAATACTGAAGAGAAATCACTGTCAATTAATTGAGCAGTATATTCCCAGAAGTTATCTGCTTTTCTGGTTGGGGTTGCTTTTACAATGCATTGCTGACGTGAGCCATCAATTTTGAAAGTATCATATTTTTCATAATATCTTTCTTTAAAATACATTGTGATATCTGCTCCTCCTGCGCCATTACCCGTAGGTGCGGCTGCAAATTCGATTCTTTTAACGAATTCAACATCAATTTCCCATTCGATCATGAGAGAATTAATTGGTTGAAATTTGTTAGCAGTTTTCGAGTTATAATAAATGTTCATTAAGGCTTCTGTTAAGAAGGTCGCTGTATTATGTGTATACATGCGAGCCATAACTCCCATTAATTTAGGTCTTGTGCCTAAAAGTTTGTAGAAATCTTCATAAGTTCTACTATGAGCCAATTCAGGCTTTACGTTAACGTAACTTGCTACTACCATTGTAATCTAGTTTAAATTAAGTCGTGAATACTATTTATTTTTCGTTCGTTGTTTTTGTGAACAACAGTTGGTTTATTATCTGGTTTTTTTAGTTTAGCAATCTCGGTTTCATATGCATTTTTTAGAGCATCAAAAGATTCTTTGCCATAACGCAAGAACCACGCAGCTTCATATAACTTTTTAGGATCATTTAGAGTCTTATAAAAGGTACTCGTACCATTGTCATCTAAATCCAATAAAAATGAAAGAACCTCATTCTTTTCATCATCTTCTAACTCAATCCCATAGAATTCTGGAGTTTCTAAGGCAACATTCACCATTGTTTCAGAGAAGCGATTATACTGCTCTTCTTGTTGCTGTGCAAATTCTTGTTTTTGAGTTTCTTTGTATTGATCTTCTAATTGTTTATATTCTGCTCTAAGAATATCAACCTTTTTCTTAAAAAGATTTTCATCTTGTAATTCTTTGTCTAGCTCTTTAACTAGTTCCTCATCAGTTAGATCATATTTATTTTTTAGATCTAAAAGAAACAGTTCTTGATCGTCATAAGCATCAATATCGTAGTTTTGATCACTAGTATTGCCTAAAGAATCAATAATAGATTGTTTATAGTTTTCTAAAAAGTCTTCAACAGTTCAATTATTTTCGCGCAAACGATTTATTAAATCAATTTCTGAATCATCAAGATTATTATCTTCAGGTTCAGCAATAGGATTCAATATCTCCAGCTGCTCTTCTTTACTTAAATCATTAAAGTTAACTTTTTGTTCTACTCCCTTTTCATCTATTATAGTAATCTCAGAATTAGTAATTCCTTTTGCTTTAAGAAGCTCAGTTAAGATAGAATTATCTTCTTTAATCAGTTCTGTGGGTTCTCCGAAAAGATCCTCCTCAACTGACACTGGTTCTATTATGTCGGTACCACTATCTGGTAAATCCTCTAAGTTTAATTCGTCATCAAAAATGTCGTCTAATTCATTCATAATCATTTATCATTTACAATTGTTTGGTATTTAATATCTATTTTAATCTTATATCTATATTTTAATTTTAGTAATACTCTACTATTTTGTACAAAATTACAACTAATATTCTGATTAATTTTCATAAATGAGAAATATTTTTAAATTTTATACCTAGAATACTTTTAGATAAGATTTCTTAAAAAATATATTCATACTAAATCAATAGTTACGAGTAGCCAATAATTAGCTACTCATAACTAAGATTTGTAAATTTAATAATTTATTCTTTTTTATTTATTAAACTTGGATCATCTATTTCAGTAAAATACTCAGGTTTTTCAAGAAATGGTTCATCTAATAATCTTCCACCTATATAATAAGTATATCCTAAATGAATTACACTTCCACACAGTTGATTGTCAAATATTCTTTTAAATACTTTACCTTCATCTGCAATAATCTTTAATGTTGTTATTGTTTCTATTGTCATATTATTAATTATTAAGGAATAGCTGAAATAATTGTTGATTTAGCACTTCAGTTTGTTGCTACTTTATAAGCATTTACACTTGCAGTTGGTACATAAATATGAATTAAATTATTAGTGTAAAGAAAATTACCTGCGTCTAATGTAGGCGGAATAACAGTTTTAATAGTAACTGTATTTAACATTGACTGATTAAAAAATATAGATTGTAAAATAGTTTTAACTAGTCTTCCAAAAGTAACTGTTTGTAAATTAGAATTACTTCCTACAAAACCATCTTGAAATGTTGCACATATATTAGGTAATATAAAAGTTTGTAACCTATTTAAACTATCAAATGAATATTTAGGCATTACATTATCTTTCGTTATTCAATATTTATTTCCACTAACATTATAATAATTTCCATATGAAGTTATTCTAACTCCTGAAATATCAATATTTTGAAGATTTCCTCCAGTAGTAGAAGATGCCATTATTTTAAGACAACTAATATCATCACCGTCAATTGTTCCAAATAAATTTATAGACGTTAAACTTAAATAATTACTTCCTAAAACAGATCGTAATGTTCCAAATTTTGTAACAACCGTCATTGCTAATCCGAGAATTAAAGAAGAATAAGTACTTCAATTAGTTTGATAGTTTGAAACACTTGTAGTTCTAACATTAATAGTAGTTAAAGCAGGACAATTATTAAAAATTGTTGTTCCAATTGCAGGAGCACTACTCGGAAGAGATTTAACTTTTAACAATCCTGTACAACCATTAAAAACATTGTTTCCTAAAGTCGTAGTATTATTTGGAATAATTACTTCAGTTAAACTAGTACAGCCTGCAAAAGCAGAATCTCCAACTGTTGTGCAATTATCAGATATGAATATATCAGTTAATCCCGTACAACCATTGAAAGCGTTTGCTCCAATTGAAGTTACTCAATTTGGTATTATTAAATACCTTAATCCAGTGCATCCATTAAAAGCATTTGCTGGAATTGTTGTAATTCCTTTAAAAAACTCAAACTCAGGAAATGTAGTTATTGTAGTTTGTCCTTGAAATACAGTTCCAATTGTTGTAGCAGTGTTTAAATCGTCTGGTTGAATTACTCCATCAACATTTGTATCAAAATTATTTAAACATAAAGTTCCAGTTGCACTATCCTCAAAAGACATTGTTGTTACCATTCAAGATGATTGCGTACTTCAATTTGATGCAGATTGGTAAGCTGCTAAATTTGCAAGCGGAACATATATTTTAATTGGACTCATTGCATTAAATACACCAGTTCCTAATGTTGGTGGTGTTGCACTTTTACAAATTATATATTCTAGGTTAGAACTTGATTGAAAAGCATAACTACTAATTGAAGTTACACTACTTGGAATCACCACTCTTCTAAGATTAATACAAGATGAAAATGCATTATCACTAATATTTGTTATAGAATTTGGAATTATAATCGAACTAAGTTTAGTACAACCTTGAAAAAATGCCTGAGATAACATAGGAACATTGTTTGGTAAAACAACATTTATTAATTTTTCACAACTTTGACAAACACCTCTATTTAAATTAGTTATATTATTATTAAAAAGAATAGTTTCTAATTTTGTATAAGAAAACATTACTGAACCAAGAGTATTATTAATATCAATAGAATATCCGTTATAATATGATCTTCCGCCAGCTTTAACATTAGCAGCAGATATATCAAGATAATATAATTTGTATAATTTTGATAATTCTCTTATTACATAAACATCATCTCCATTAAAATCTCCTGTAAGTTTTAAGAAAGTTAAATTATAAAAATCATTAATTTTACTTTCTAAAGTTCCTGCAGAAGCTACAGTTATTGTTCCAATTGGAAAAATAATACTTGCATAACTTGACCATGTTGTTTTATATAAATCTATACTTTCGTAAGGTACATATATGGCCGTTAAATTAGTCCCACTAAATACATTAGAACCTAAAGTAGGTGGAGTAGAAGATCAAAAAGATATATTAGTTAATGCTATACAATTAAGAAATGCATTATCTCCAACATTTGTTATACCACTTGGTAAAACAATTGAATTTAATAAAGAACATCCAGAGAATGTATTATTATTAATTATTGTTAATCCAGAAGGTAATTTGATATTTGTTAATCCACAATTTTCAAAAGCATTTGTTCCAATAGTTAAAATATTATTAGGTAATATAATACTTCCAATTAGATTAGTACAGCCACTAAATTCAGAATTATTTAATAAAGTTAATCCAATAAAGTGATTAATTTCACTAAATGAAGTAATTCCAGTATTTCCTTGAAAATGATTAGCCAAAGTTGTAATTGCAGCAACTTCATTTCCATCAACTATTCCATTAACATTTGTATCTCAATAAGTATTAAATACAGTATTTACAGCAGATGATTGAAAATAAGCAGTTCCAATTGTTATTGGGATTGATTTATATTTTACTCCATTATAATAAGCATTTAATATTTCAACTCCACTCATCGAATTAAAACTTGTGGTACCATTACCATTAATAGTAATTTTACTATTTGTTGCAGTTCAAGTAGTTCCTGTTGATACGCCAACTGTTACAACACTTTTTACATCAGTATAATCTTCAGAAGATTGTATTATTACAGGTTCAGAACTACCAATTATGGCATCATAAGTTTCTAATCCTTTTGGAATTGGATATCTTCCAGAATTAAATACTCAGTTTGTATCAGTAAAACCAACTCCAGAACTTCCAGTTCTCAGGGCTGTACCTATTAATTGCAGAGTTGTTTTTTCTTCAATTTGATTAGTAATATCTAATTGTCTTCCTGGATTTTTAGCTACTTGTTTATCATAATAATTTGACAATAGTGTGCTAGATACTATTGTTTCATTAAATAATCCGATGATACTACTACTGTAAGTATAATATAAATCTCCATAAACTTTTCCTAAATTTAAATTGTAACGAATAGTTCCATTAACAGAATCCCCACTTATAACTTTTCCCACAATTCCACCTATATATTCAGCAGTTGAATAAATTAGCCCATAATTAGTATTGTATTCAACAGTGCCAAATCTTATACTTCCTAAAATTCCACCACTTCCTTTACCTGAAACATTTCCCAGATTTGAGCAATATCTAACTCCACAACCATCACCAACAATTCCCCCTGCTATACCTGTAGTTGCATTTATATTTCCAAGATTTATACAATATTCAACTCTTATAGAATTATTTTGAGAACCTCCTGAACTAGTTCCTAAAATTCCACCTGATCCATATTGTGAAGTAATATTAACTTCATTTATACAATTACTTACTATTATATTTAGTTCTCCAGCAGATCCTACTATTCCAGCAACATTAGAATAACCACTTATTGTTCCAGAAGAATAACAATTATTAATTAGTGAATTTATTTTAACACATCCACATATAGCCGACATATAAGGTTGAGTAGTGGTAGATAAATTAACATTTGTTACTTTTAGATTTTGTATAACTGTATCAGATACAAAACCAAATAAAGCATTTCCATTAACGCTAGGATTCTTAATATAAAGATTACTTATCGTGTGATTATTTCCATTAAATTGTCCTAAAAAACAATAAGAATAATCATTTCCAATGGGTAACCAATTTCCAATTCCTACACCACAAACAGTATTTAAATTTATGTCAGTAGTTAAATTAAAAATAACAGAGGCCGCCATTGCAGGTAAATTAAATCCCTTATAATTAAACCCTATATGAGAATTTACTCCATCTCTAAGAGATACTAAATCTGATACAGAATCAACAGTTGTAGTTAATAGTATAGATAACTGAGTTGATTTATAAATAATTCCATTTTTTGCTGTGGTTATAATTTCAGTTCCTGCACCAGTTATATTAACTGTGCCTAATGTATTGTTAATTTCGAGTGTATTATTAGTGTCATTTCATTCCACATTATCACCAACTCCTACAGTAAAAGCATTTACATTAGTGTAGTTAATCGAAGAATCTAAAAGTATAGTTTTAGATCCTGCGATGGCATCATCATAAGTTTCTAATCCTTTTGGAATAGGATAAGCTCCAGTAGTAAATATTCAATTATCGTCAGTTCATCCAGCTCCAGTAGATCCACTTCTTAATGAAGTCCCAATTAACTCAGAGGTTAATTTACCTAAGCAGTTTACAGTATCAACATTAGCTAATCCTTTTAATAAAGTAAATTGTTTATCATAATAATTTAATATTGCATCACTTACTGTTTCTGCAATACTACCTCCAGATGTAGTACTATAACCAGATGTATTAACAAAATTAGTATTTAAACAAAATTTAATACGACCAGAATACCCAGCCCCATTAATATATCCTGCAATACCACCATATCTTCAATTACTAGCAGCAGTTATAATACGTCCATTATTTATACTATATTCAATATATTCTAAATACGTAGCCATACCAATAATTCCTCCTATACTATATGCACTACTATTAGTTGTTGTTATTGCTCCATTATTAATACATTTAGATATTTTTAATCATTGACTTATAGTATTTCCACTAATTCCTCCCATATAAGGACTACTATTATTACTTGACAAAGAAGCATTATTAATACATTTCGAAATATTTAAAGTAGTTCCTCCTAGACTACCTATTAATCCTCCTATATATTGAGCTGCTGAAATGGTTCCACTTACTCTGCAATTTGTTATTAATGCTCCTGCAATTGCGTCCATTTGTCCAATTAATCCTCCAACATAATATTGAGCATTAATCATAACATTTGTTAATGTAATATCTTGTATAATACTACTACCTGATACATATCCAAATAAACCTATATAATTACCGCCTGTATTATTAAAATATAAATTACTAATAGTATATCCATTTCCATAAAATTTTCCTTTAAAATTATTCGTAGCATTACCAATGGGAATTCAATTTCCAATTCCAGAGCCACAAATCGTACTTAGATTTAGGTTATTCATTAAATAAAATGGAGTATTTAAAGCATAAGCTGGAACAGTTGCACCATTATAATTAAACGATACTCCAGAATTTACTCCATCTCTAAATGCAATTAAGTCTGCAGTTGTATAAATTTCAAATTTTAATTCTAAACCTATATTATAAGTAGTATCAATAAGAGAAGATGCATAATTAAATGTTTTAGTTACAGCAGCATTTCCTCCAACATTTCCATTAAGAGCTGCATTTGAGCGTAATGTAACTACTCCTGAGCCATTAGCATATACTTTTTCACTTCCATTTAATTGTATTCATGAATTAGTAGGAACTCCTCCTAAATCATATGTAATATTAAAAGTTCGAAGTGCTAAAGTTGTTACAGTTGTATTAATAGTTCTATTAATTGTAGAAGTAAAACTTCCACTATAGGATTCATGAATATCTGCACCATATGTAAATGTTACATTAGCACTTACTTCAGTATAAATTTTATAAATAGAATCAGAAATTTTTACAAAAGTTTGATTAGAACTAAAATTAGAATTTGTTAATGTTAAACCTCTAGATGAAGTAAAAGTTAATGTTGTTTCAACTAATCCTCCTCAATCTGTGGGAATTGTATAATAATCAGTTAATCCTGAGCAGTGATAAAAACAACCAGTATGATTTGTGATTGCTGTTCCTCTTTCTCATAGTTGAGTAGTTCCATTATGAGGTGATGCAGAAGTAATAGTAGAACAACTACTAAAACAATCAGTGACATCAGTCATAGTTAAACTAGCAATAAAGTAATTTTCAATATTAGATAATAATCCGCAATTTTTAAATGTACTATTAGCTGTTGTAAGAGTTGAGATATCATCAAAAGAAGTACAATATCTTAAACTACTATTTTTAAATGCTGAATTAGCATTAATTAAACCGCTGTTTCCAAAGAAATGTGTTCCAATAGTATCTATTTTAGTGCTATTTTCAAATAATGAGGCAATTGAAGTTACTCTAGTAGATTGATACATAAAGTAATTACCAATTGTAGTAATATTAGTTCCTGTAAATATTCCACTAATTGTAGTAAGTCCTGTATTTCCTCTTAAAAAATTATCACTAACATTTATAATAGCATTGTTAGAGAAAACTCCAGCTAAACTATTAATTAAATGAGACGCATATACAAAGTTTATAGGTGTAGTGACAAAAGCAGTTCCATTAAATACATCAGTTATTGTTACCAATAAAGGACAATTAGATAGTAAATTACTTTCAACTGAAGTTAAATTATTAGCTCCCATAAATAATCCAGAAACTGTTGTAAGTTTAGGACAACTTTGTAAGAAATTATTTCCGACTGAAGTTAGTCCAGTATTATTTTGAAAAGCATTAATAGCTGATAATAACTCAGATGAATTTTGCATTACATTATTTCCAACATCGAATGATCTTGTAATTCCAGCAAATGCTGAATTTAAAGAAGTAATTTTATTATTAATTAAGAAATTATCTCCAATAGTGCTTATAATACTATTTGCAAGCATATTTGTTGCACTATTAATAGATGGATTTGTACTTAAAAAATTATTAGGAATATTAGCAATTTGAGTATTACTAAATAAATTATTAATATTTTCTAATATATTGTTTATAGATCCACCAACTGAATCACTTAATAATATGTCTGAGTTAATTATAGATAAATTAGTTAATCCTAAATCAGAAAATTTAAAACTGCTTAATTGTGTAGATCTTAGAAATCCTGATGGTAAAGTATTAATATTTAATCCATTAAAAACTCCAAAAATTGTATTTAATGATCCGAGTTCAGAGATAATACCTGATGGAATAGACGTAATATTTGTTCCACCAAAAGCATAACTTAAATCTTCTAAATTAGAAGCTGTTTCAAATATAGAACTAGGAATAGTAGATAAACTAGAATTATTAAATAAATTACTAGCATTTAGTAATTCTGGACAAGTTTGAAATAAATTAGATTGTGTTGAAGCAATTCTACTATTTTCAAACATACTTGAAGCATCTCTTAAATCTGGATTATTTACAAATAAAGATCCTGTAACATTTAAACCTAAATAAGTTCCATCAAATTCACTATTTGTATTTACAATGTTTGCAAAACAATTAATAGCAGTAGTGATTGGCGATGTTAAAAATAAATTAGCAGGAATATTAATTAATTCAGCCCCATTAAATGCATCATCAATTGTTCTTAATTTAGGACATTCTGAAAATACATTTCCAAATGTAGATTTAAATACATTATGTGAAGTAATTCCTGTAATAACATCTCCTGTATAAACTGGAGTATATGTTTGAAGTCTTGCTCCCATAAATATTTCAGAAATATCTTCTAAATTATCAAATTTAACTAAAGCTCCACTCGGAATATTTGTTAAATAGGTACAATTTTTAAATAATCCCTTCATTTCAACTAAAGCAGTACAACCTTTTAAGAATGACGTGCTAATTGAAGAAATTTTAGAGCCCTCAAACAAGTAATTTAAGCTTGTTAATCCAATACAATTTTCTAAAAAATTATCATTAATTACTACAGCATTTTCTCTATTTCTAAATAGATTTTCAACAGTAGTTAAATTAGGACAATTTGATATATTTAACGAATTTAAACTTGTAAAGGATGTTTCATCAAAAGTTAAATTAGTTAAACCTGTATTATTTATAATTGTTAATGTTTGTAAAGCAGTATATACATTAGCTAAGTTAAATCCTAATGCTGTTTCAGTTATAGAAGTGTTAGATATATTTAATGATGTAATTATATTTTTAGTAAATAATAATGAGGTTAAAGAGTTTAGTCCATCTACATTAATAGCTTGTTGAAAATTACAATTAGTTACATTAATAATCTCTAATCTTGGATTAGTTGAGAAACTTGTTACTTGTACAGCAGAACTTGCAGCGTAAAATTCTTTAAGTCTTAAGCAAGTATTTAAACCTACTAAGAAAGGAGTTTGACGTCCTAATCCACAACCTGTTAAATTAAGAATTTCAAGATTAGTTGTTCCAGTTAAATTTAAATAAGAGTTTTGATCTGTAAAATTAGATATACCACTTAAGTTTAAAACTTTTAAATTAGGGCAACTACTAAACTTACCAGTTTTTAAAGCTATATCATTTAGTCCTTCTATTTCAGTAATTACTCCACTATTATAAATTCTTAAAATATGTTGAGTAGTATTTGAGTAGCTATAAGAAAATTCAACTACTGCATCACCACCAGCACAATGTTTAGACATTACTTGGTTTTGAGCAAATGAAACTCGTATAAATGAGGCTATAGCAGTTTTAATTCTTAAAGTAACAGTTCCATTATAGAAATGTTCAACATAAGCCATATCATCAGCATCAGGAACATATCCCATAATACCATCAACATAGTCTAGTCTTTTCTTTAAGAAGTTCTTCATAAACATTAATTTATTACCTCTAGCATTAGAGATATAATTGCGTTTATTGTTTATATCAGGATCTCCATCAAAACCAATATATTTATATACTGCATCTTTATTAAAATATCTTTCTCCAATACGAGCAACCATTTGTTTACTATATGTTTGAAGAATACTTGAATAATCAAAAGGTGCAGAAATTCATGAACTTGGTTCTCTTGTTCCTTTTAATGGGTCATATGTACCAGAACGTAATTCTTGATAACGTCTTGATAATGCAGGTCCATAACATTTTGACATCCTTTTGAAGAAGTTAGTACCAAAACAGTTATATTCCCAACCTGAAGTTGGTGTTGCTGTAAAATAGTTTTGATTAGGATCTTCTCTATTAGCTCCAGCAATTGTATAAGGTCATTCAATATAAGGAGTTGCATATAGTCCCCCTTGTACGTTAGTACCAAAGGCAGTATCTATATCATAGAATACAGGATGAAATTTAATTCTTTCTCTATTCATTACTCCAGGAGTTTCTGTTTCAACAGAGTTTTCATCCCAACCTAACATAGTTAAGTTACGACCAACACTATCAGTTAAACAGAATGTAAAACAACATAAAACATAATCAATACAATTTCTTAAATCAAAGAATTTTTCAAATGTTAAACTATCAGCAAAAGCTTCATCAGTTGCATTTGCCATCCAATAAATTGCATTCAAAAAGTCAGTATGTTGTTGTGTAGCAAATATTGCCTTATTTTTATTAATTCTATAAAAAGTTGATCCAGGATTAGTTAATGAAGGAAGTGTTGGACTATACGTTTCAGTTCTTTCGGACTCATTTGCTAAAAGTGAAGTATAGTAATCAACTACTTGATTTCCCGATCTATCAGCTTTTCCTGTCGTTTCTAATTTATCTCAAACTCAACGTAATGTTTTTGTAGAATTAGGAGCATTTAAATCAAGTTCATGAGGATTAATTAAATTATAAGTTCTTGTTCAAACTCCATTTAAATATTCTTCTCAATGTCCAATTCCAAAATCACCCGGATCTCTACATTCTCAGTCCATTACTAATTCAGCACCTTGTCTTCAAGCTAATTCTTGAGCATCATTTGTCTTATTTCAATAGTCTACTCCTTGTTGCCAAATGTGTTTTTCAGCATTATAAATTATTCCTACATGAGATTTATTAGTTGGGGAAGTTCCTAAATTCGAACCTTGATCATCAGTTGCATATCTGATTAAAGTATATGTCCCATGAGAATTTGAAATACCTTCAGAAATACTAATAGAAGATCATGTATAATCATGATAATCAGTTGATTTAATATTAGTTGTTTTATCAACAGCTATGCCAATATATAAGTTACCAATAGGACTATTTTCGAATTGTGTATTAGTTTTCGAAACAGAGTATACAACTCATGTATATTTTCCATTTGATTGTAGTAAACCTTCTGATGAATTAATTGGAAATCAAGTATAATCAGATGCTACTTTATTTTCAAAGAGTTCATTATTTTGAGCTGTTTCAATATATGATGTTGATAAAACTCTTCCATAATAATCAACTAATAACTGTTCAGAACGCATATCAAGAAATTTACAATAACCAGATCTTAATTCTTCATGAACAGAGTCACCATTAGATTCAGAACGATAAATATAATATCTTCTATTAGGATCACTCTTTTCACTAGGCATTGAATATAACTTTCTATGCTGCTTTAAATTCCAAGTATATAATCCGGTAAATCGTTTTGAGTATCAAGTTTGATCAATTTTATAATCTCCATTCATAATAAATGGAAATCCATCAACAGCTAATCTTAATGGATATACTGGATATCTACTTAAGTTATCAACTACTGTATCAGGACGTGTTACTGTATAATTTATAAAAGGATTAGCTCTACCAAACACAGGAGTGAATTGTTCTGCACCTTCTGAATTTTCTCAGTTAAATGGATATCTAAAGACTTGTTCTGATAATTTTGCTATAATTAGATTATTACAATGTGAACTATCAATATAGTTTGCTTTTAAATGATAAGAATCCCAATCTGGTCATGGTCTAACAATAGGATCTCCATTATTATAAACCATATTATAAAATTTTGGTGTTTTAGTTTGAGTTAGATCTCAAGCTTGACCATCAAAAATATCAATACCATAATTCTTAATAGGATAAGATAATGATGAATTACCTTGTAAGTCAACATCAACTGGAAAAGGCATAACCATAGTTTGATAAGCTCCATCAAATTCTCCTATAGCTTGAGGATCAGGGATATAAGTATCAGCAATGTTTTCTTCGTTACCAGGATTAAAACTTAATTCTAGTTGAGTCATAATATCTTTTTGTATAGCACTTCGATCACCCTCCATATAACCAGAGGAAAGAATTGGGGTAGCTACACTATTAAGTTCTTCTAATAATGCCCGTCCCCCATCTTCAGGATAACATGCAATATAATTAGCTAAAATGTCATCAGTTGTTAAACAAGTCTTATAAACTCTTAAAAATCTAATTTTTGTTTCAGCAATTCCTACAACTTCTCCTAATAAATTTTTATAACCATTAATATAAATATGTTCGTCAGCTTGAGTTAAGAATAATTCTTGATCAACAAATGTTCCAAATGATGAAATAACACCATTTAAATAAACATATACTTCTTTAGTATCTATATTAAAAGTAATAACAACATGAGCATATTCTTGACCTTCAACTCATTCTCCATTCTTAGTAAGTACTCTACTATCACAGATAATAGGAACACTAATATTTGTTGATAATCCATTAATTCTTAACTCATTTGCAGTTACATAAATACCTACAGATGGAGTAATTTCTGGTCTACCAATACTTAATTGATAAACCCCTTCTCCAACTAAAGCACCCTCTCTAATTGAGAATTCAATAGTTAAACCAGTTGTATTATTTTCAAATCCTGCAAGTGGTGCATAATTAACTTCAACATAAGCTGAACCATTCATTGAAAGATCATCACCTAAATGTTGATTTGCTCCAGTAATTTCTCAACCATTTAATTCAGTATTAAATCCGTTAAGAACTGCATAATTATCTGGTAAATTTAATGTATATTTATTTTCTCATAATCCTCAATTTGGAGAATTATTAGTTTTACCTTTAGCATTTAGATATAATTCTAATTTAGATATTGGTGTTTCTAATACAATATAAGAAGATTTTTGTTGTAATGATAGATTTAATAAATTAGTATTAGCCCAATAGGTTTCATTTTCAGGTAACTCTAATAGCTCTGACGTGTATCTTATTGAGATACTATTTCCACTATCAGGTAGTAATAATACTACTTCATTACCTTTTTGTGAAAGACTTGGTGCAGAAATATAATAAGGACTAACTCTTAATCCATTAATTTCTAACCATGCTTTAGATTGATAAGTATATTGGCCAATATATTCTGAATTTTCATCATAATAAATGTTTACGGGAAGTACAATAGTATCTCCAACATAATATGATAAATTAGTATTAAAATCTGTAGAAGAATATAAAATTCCTGATTTATTTACAACAATGTTAATAGTAAGAGTATTAGAAATAACTCCTAATCCAGTTGCTGAGATTGTTAAATTATAATCACCAATTTCTGTAAACTCTCTAGGTATAGTATAGTTAACAAAGAATACTTGACCTGATATAAAATTTGCATCATTTGGAGTAAGTTTGTAATTAGAAACTTTATCAACTACAGCTGCATAATCTTGATAAACTAAATGTCCAGAATTATTTGGATCATCTACTAACATTCTTCCAGATAATGTATAAGTTAAATCAATTGTATTTATAATAGAAGACACTCCAAAACCAACAACAATAGGTGTATTTTGTCTATATGTTTGTTCAGACAAAAAGTTTGAAGTTAATGTAATTGTTCCAACTATAATAGTTAAGTTTAAAGTTGCAACTGAAGACTTTCCAAATTTATCTGTTACGTGAACATCAGAAAATACATAAGTACCTTCTGGTAATGTTACTTGATATAAATCTGAATCAGGATTATAGTACTCACTTCCATAAATTAAAGCTGTTAAGTTTAGAGTATTATTTCCATTATGTAATCCTGATAAAATAAAGGAAGTTTGTCCTTGTGCAATGTTAGGATTAGTTCCGGTTAAAGTTAACTCTCCTCCTTCGGCATCGAATAACTCAATGTCTAAAAGTAACTCATCACCTATTTTATAAATAAATGTTGAGTTTTTAATTTTAATTATTGGTGCTGTATTATTTGTTGGAGTTGCTGCACCATATTCTGCTATATATTCAATTAATGCTTCAATAGAGTCAATTACAACACTAGTATTAGAATCAACAATAATAGTTGTTCTTCCTAATTTATTTGTTAAAGCATCAAATGTCTGTTGTAAGGTATCTGCATTTTCATTAATTGCTATAACTACAGCATTAAATTCAGGTGCTGTTAAAGTGCTACCTTCTACTTTTGTTGGTATGTTTAAATGTGTTGTCATTTCTATCTTGTTAAATAATCATTTTCAGTATTAGTATCACCTGATAAGTTCAAAGTAAACGAATAAGTAAAAGCTCCAGATCCAGCAGATCCAAGTTTTTTAAATCCTCCATTAAATCTTACATATACGTTTTCATCTTCTTTACAAGCTACAATTAATCCATCATATGCATTCTCTATTGTATCTAATTCATCAACTGTTTCACATAATGTGCGAACATCAATTGGGGATTCGCTTTTTACATCGAATCCCGCAATTATTTCAATTCCTTGTTTAGCCATTTCTTGAACTTTTTATTTCTGCTGTAACTGTTGTTGAATCTGTTAATAAACCTATGTTTAGAGATTCAAAATCAATTGCGTTATTATTTGTATCTTGATATATATTAGATACTTTCTTTCTATTTCAAAGTGTATTTTTACTATTTCCACTTATTACAGTTCCTTCATATGCAGATGCTGTAAACTCATCTGCTTGTATTCCAACCATATCTACATATCCAGCTAAGCTTGTTGTTGGATTTATTGGAATTGTTCCTGCTTCAATATCTCTATCTGTAAGTAATACAGATCCTGATTTACTTGCTAAGAAGAATATATTTTGAGATAATGCTCAAGTAACTTTATCACCAACTGCTTGTGCTCAATTTACAGATAAATCTAAATCTGGAACTGCTATAGCTCAATCTGATAATATTACTACATCAGAAGCAATTGCTGTTGGACTTAATCCTCTAATTAAAAAGTACTTATTTGCTCCAATAGTTCCTGATAAATTAGCTTTAATTCAACCAGTTTGATCAGCATTCTTTCAATAAAGTTTTGCATTATTTAAACTTAAACTAGTATTAGAAGAATTATATAAAGTAATAAAAGAATGACTAATTTTAATCTTAGTTTGTTCATTATCAATAATTGAAGTTGGTGAGAATACTTGTACTATTCTTACTACTTCAGCAACTGTTGGTAATGATTGTCCTGTAGTTACACTTAAAATAGAACTATCTGCATGATTGCCATCTAAATCGTAAACTCTAATAACAACATTATAAGTAGCATTAGTTGTTAATCCTGATATAGTTGCTGTTAAATCACTAGTTGTCGTGCGTGATACACCATTTATTAATACATCATAATAGTCAATTCCATTATCATCCGTTGAAGCACCTCAAACTATAGTAAATCCTGTTGTTGTTACTATTGTAGCCATTACATTAGTAGGAGCTGTTGGTATAACACTTGTTGGATTTAAAGTATATCTAAAAGTTTCTTGATAAACAGTAGATAAATTATAGGGATTTTTTAATTGAAAATATACAATATAATCTCCCTCCGCATTTGGAAGGGAGAATTCTACTGTATAATCTTCTGGCAATAACTGCCATTCAGCCTCTTCTATATTTGTTAATGATGTTCTATAATGTGTAGCACCTAATCCTTTTAGTGTACCCTTTATAAAAATATCATTAAACTGGAACATATAAAGAATTTCTAGGTCTCATTGTAGGTGTAGCAATAATAACTGATGCAGTCTTACTCTTAATACTTGTTGCAGTATAATCAGTTAAGTTATCAATTGAAGCTACAGTTGGATTAATAATTGTTTTAAGTTTCTGCTTTGAGTTATCATTATAATAATGAGCAATATTTTGAGGAACCAAATAATCTTCAACTAATGGAAGTATATTTGCTGTAGCACCATATAAATCAATAAAGTGAGGAGTTAATGAACCTGTATTAAATATTGTTGATGGAGGAGTAACTAATGCATTATCAGCTACAAATATTTCTGTCATTTTACTTGATACAAAAATTGTAGGAGCATCTAAATCATAATAAAATTTTACTCCTGCATTTGCAGCATCTTCTCCTGCAATTGAAGTAAATTTAATACCAAAATTAAATGTAGCATCATCTATTGGATTACCATTAAGAATATCATAAAAATGATTATTCATAATCTTGGCTCCTCTAATTAAGAAATATCTTCCAGGTTGAATTGTTCCACTTAAAGTAGTCTTAACTCAATTTGTCGCTAATGCAGGATAATCCGGAATAGTTGTATATTCTGTAGCAGGTGCAACAATTGTTGATGTTGCATTTTGATGTCTTGTCCAAATAGCAACTGAACTTAAATCTATTGGACTTGCTGAATTATTATATAATGAAATTCATGAGTAATTACAATTAATTCCATCAGCATAAGTATCAGCATCAGCATTACAACCATATGATTGTGCTATTCTTAATTTAGAATATAATGTAGAAACTGAAGGATTTAAAGATCCTAATAAAAGAACTTCTGAAGAAGCAATATCTGATTCATCTAATGAATTATTTAATTTACATTTTACATAATATGTTCCAGGAACATTTGGTAAATCATGTCTAACAACAAAAGTGCCATCTTCTTCAGGAACTGGAAGTCTTGTTGCAGTTGTAATTGCGTCTAAATTTGTAGTAGACTCAACGCTAGTTTCATGAGAAACTTTATAATGGGTTGCCCCAGTGCCATTAATTCTAACGGCTAAGAATGGATCATTTACTTGTGTTGCCATGCTTTAATTTCAATTATTTGTTGTTATGTTATTTAATATTGCTTTAATTCCTGTTGAGACAGTAATATCAGTTAATAATGTATCTCCCCCTTTTTCTATGGATAATCCTCATATCTCTGCATAAATACCTTTTAGAATAGTCATTGAATTAAGAATAGCAGGAAGATTAGCATTTTCTCCAATTACTTCATTTATAATGGCCTCAACATTTAAAGCTTCTATTGAAATTGAAGTTAATAATGTTTCTACAAATACTGTAGAAATACTTAACGAATTTACAATCGCTTTTAAACCCTCAGTAATAGTTAATGCAGTTATAATTGGTTTAATATGATTTATTTCAAATGTTCCAGAAGTTAAAATTACTTGTACTGGTGGTCCTATTTTAGTAGTAAATGTAAGTTCTAATTCAGAATTATATTTTAATTTTGGAGTTACATATACATTATAAATATCAGGTTCATTATTAACTTCAATTGACTTATAGATTAATTCAAAAGCATTAACAATATTTATCCCATTTGAATCTTCAATTCTTTTTAAATATCATGTGGCTGGAAGAGCTACAATTATATAGCCTTCTGTTGTTAATTCATGATAATCAAAAGAACTATAGTCATCTATTTTAGTAAGATTATTAATTATTGTAATTGTTGGATACTCTTCAGAAAATCCTAAATAAACTGATTTATTTGGGAATTCATTATCATAGTTTGGATATAAGATTTTATTAAAAAGATCTGAATATGTTATATTTGATAAATCAGATCCTTTTAATAAACCTCCTAATTTTTCTAATGATAGAATAGAAGAATTGTAAACTCCACCACCTCCACTTGAGCCAGAACCAAGAGTAACATAATCTTGATTATTTAATGCAAAGTATAAAGATGCTAAATGAGTTTCACTATCTATAATGACAACATATAATCCACCAGTAGTTAATCTTCTTTTAAATACTAAGTCATTAAAAGCAGATTGGGTTCTTATATAATGTATTGTTGTATTCATTAAATATTATCTAAAATTGGCATTTTTACATAAAGCTCGCCTGCAGCATTTCTCATTACAGGAAGATGTCCTAATAATAGAGTATCATCTGTGGGAACTTCTAATTTAATAATGTTTGTAGTTGCTACTGAAACAATAGAGTTATCTATAAAGTATCCAGTTACCTCTAAATTATCTATATAATATTGAGTTAATGCTGGATTATTTACACCACTCTTTGCATATATTACAGCTTCATATAATAAATCATATTCTGGAAATATTCCTAAATTTAGTTTTCCTATATGCTCACTAAAACAATTTGTTAGTTGTGTTAAAAAACTATCCATTACAATTACATTGAAGGTTATTAACTAAATCATTAAAATTTCCACAGATTTGTAGATTATGAACTAAAATATTTGCTGTATTTCATTGAGAGTTTAATACAAGTGTATCTATAACATAAATTCCCATCATTAATGTATTATTAATTAAACTTAAGGATTTATCAATTGAACAACCACTAATATTCTTAGCAATTGTCTTTTTAATAGTATTATAGTTTCTAACTATATTATATTTATGAATTATGAATCTTTCTTCAACATCATTAGCAAAACTAGTTTGACTAAAGTCCATGTTTAATAAATCTACAGCTGTATACTCAGTAGAATCATTATATTGTAATATTACATTATTATGAATATAAAACACACCTGATTCAGTAGGAGTTATAGTAGGTAATTTAATTGATACAATATAATATAAACTATCTGCATTTAACGTAAAGGTTGATGTAGAGTTAATTATATTACTGTCAACTAATGAGGCAGTTGAAAAATCTACTTTAACTACAGTATGTAAATATGCAAAACCATTACTAATTGGATTTGCGACTGTAATTACTTTGCTGGTATCAGATTGTGTAATAGTCATAAACTTAATTATAAAATTTTAATTCTCCAGTTGTAAATAATACTGCTTCTGATTTTCTTCTATACACTAATCCAGTCAATGGAATTCCACCACCTGTTACATAGTGAGTAGTTCACCAATCATATAACTGTGGTGAGCTAGAATTAATTAATGAGAATAGAGTTGCACTTCCACCAGTATTATAAATAAAAGAGGCTAATGCTGCAATCTGATTATCATTTAATTTTACTTTAATCTTTCTTTGGATAATTGCTAGAATTGGATTCATATCAACTTCTAATTGATGATTAGCTTCATCTAATGTGTGAATAATGGATAATTGATATGCTAGAACTTTATTTTTTGGTCCCTTTACAAACTGTTTATCTGAATCTAATATTGCATGACCCCATCCCTCAGTTCATATCCCTATGGGATCCATTTTAGGTTGTAAACCTATTTCATGTAAATCTCCATCATGAAGGGATTCATAATGAGAGATTAGTTTTATAAGATTATTTATCATTATTGTTTTGTAATTTGAGCTGATAATCCAATTGCATAACAAGCAGCAATAGCGTATCCAGCAATTGTAAATATAATTGCAGGAACTCCTAAAGCAACTAATCCAAATGTAGCATTTGCAGTTACTAAGGCTACTCCAATTGTTCCCAAAGATACAGAAATATTACGAACTTTTTTTCAAAAGATAGGACTTTCTGCATTTCAGCGTTCTACTAATTCTAAAAATAGTTTTTTCATTGTTTTATATATTATTTATTAAATTAATTACTTTGTGGCTATTTGTCTTGAACCTATTGTATCTGATTGATAATGTACTCCAATAGAGTGTACAAACGCATTACCTGTAAAAGCATCTCCCGTTGGTCTACTTAAAGCGAATACGCAAATATCCCCAATCTTCTTTCCAGTTCCTACAATAACTGAAGCAGCATTTGCTAATTGATGTGTACCAATGACTCCACTTCCAGCTTGAGAAATAGCCATTGATGTTGAAGTTGGAAAAACTGCATTTACATTAGTTATACTATATTCAAAAGTAAAATCACAACTTCCAGTATTAGTTGACTCTGGAGATCAGTGTAAATGTACATGTAGATCAGTTCCCTCTTTATATCCATGGGGTAATTCAAAGGATCCATAAACAGTTTCTGTAGATGCGTTTTCAAATAAAACACCATAGATTCCATTTTTAAAGATAGCCATTGGAGGAACAGTTGCTCCACCACGTAAATTTGCCGCATGAATTATAATATCATTTCAAACAACTGTATCTAAAACCATAGTTTTTTCTGCACCTGTTGTAACATATAAATCCGTTGGTGCTGCAGCATTAGTTTTTATATTTGGAGTATTGATAATATGAGAATAAACAGCAGAGAATTGTTTTGATACACTTCCCATTGGTATTAAATTATCAAATGGGGGTAGTAGATCATCTCTTGTATATTTAGATTCTGAAAATGTCTCAGATGAATAATCATCATTCATTATTACTGCATTAATAATGCCATTTCCATTCATATTTTTACTACCATAATTATTTGTATCAATATGACTCTTAACAATTTGTCCTTGAGTTATATCAAACATATTATATGCAAATAAATCGCTATAATAAACACTATTTAGAGTACAAGTAGCAATACTTCCACGAATATTGTTTCCATATAGAGAGCCATTATCAATAGTAGAATTGTATAATTTAGATGGTAATATACCATTTAAAAGAAAGTTATTTCCAATAATTGATGCTGTATTTGTTAAACTAATATTATAAATTATACCATACCCAATATTATTTAAAATAGAATAAGTTCCGCCACCAAATTCAGTATCAATTATTACATTATAAAGACGTTCTAAATTATTATTTTCAAATTTACAATATCCTTCCGCATTTAAGTTTCAATCATTATATTCAACCAAGAATCCATCACTAGGAACAGCGGCTTCACCAAGAGAGTTTCCCTTATTATCCCATTGTCTTGAGACATAACCATAAGTTCCTTGAGTAATATCATAAGTGCAATTAAAAATTTTATCTACATATCAATTAGTAGATGTATTAAGTAAAGTTCACTCAGTTGAATTTAGTGTTCAGGTATTAGTGGCATTTAAAGTATTGGTATTGCCTTTAGCTTCTCATAATCTTCCGCCCCAAATAGTCAGTGCGCCAGCAAATACAGTAGTATTTTTAACTCATACTCCAATAGAACTAGTCATTATTGGAGTTCCACTAACTGTTCCATAGGATCCCTTCATATATGTATATGGAACACGTCCAATACGTAATCCATTCGTAAAGAAACTAGTTGTAGTTGCTGCTTGAATAATAATTCCACTGTCGTTGGGACGTCCCATAATTTTATATAATCGACCAGGTCTTAATGTTCCACCATTAGCAGCAGTTTTTGCATCACTTACTGTAATATTAACAATTGATGGCATAACTAAAGTTGATGTTCAAGTAAATGCAGGTTCTGTAACAGTTCCTTTAATCATATATAATCCTGAATCTTGTAGTTGTAAACCACCTTCTCCAAAGTTAACATAATATCCTGGGATTGTTGTTAAATAAAAGCAATTTTTTACTGAAGTTGGCACTGTAGTTGGAGTTGCCATACCAATAAATGTATAGCCAGCGGTATCAGCTAAGACTCCTAAGTTATTAAGAAAGGATGCTTTATAAAAATCAGAAACAGGATTTTGATATGAAAGATATGTACTTAAATCATCTCCTACTCAAGTTCAATTACTTCAGGTATTATTTTCAACATCAACTAAATTACGCATATAAATTTTACCAGTCTCAATATACTGAATTTGAATTGATCCAGTAGTTTCTATTAAGTTACTAAATACAATTAATTTTAAATTTATTGTGTTATTTAGAGTAGTTTCTAAAGTGCCTTCATATAACCCAGATTCAGTTAAGTTATCTAAGGACTCAATAGTAAGTAATCCAACTAATTTAGCATTAACTAATGAATTAATATTAATTCTTGCTTGTCTTTTTTCATTTGATGTAAAAATTTGATTTTCGTTAACTCCTACTTTCTTATCTAAAATTTCTGTAGTATTTGTTAAATCATCAACAACATCAATAATATCATTAATTTTACTAACAATAGCATTTACTTCTGTTGAAGTTAAGCCGTATTCTGTATTAGGTAATGATTGTCTAGATCTTTTTTCTGTTATATTTAATGTTTCCATTCTTATTCATTTTTAATTTCATCATTACGAGGATTAGTATCAAGTAATTGAATAGCCTCTAACTGAACACGTTTCTTTTCCCACTCTAATTTTTCTTCATTATATTTACTTTCATCCTTAGCTTTAAATCATTCTAATTCTTTAGTAAATTGAAGACGATCTTGCTCTAATTTAATTTTCTCTTGATTTAAGAATTCAACTTGTTGTTTAAGTTTTTGAGCTTCAGAAGATACTTGTTGAAGTTGTTGATTTAATTGTTGAGCTTGTTGTTGTAATTTATTTAATTGATCATCCTCTTTCTTTTTCTTCTCAATAGATGTTTTAACATCTTCTTTCATTTTTGTTAAGCCAGTTGCAGTAACGATTTCTATCAATGTTACTGGATCAATTAAATTATTCTTTGTTAACTCCATACCTAGTTGCTTAATAATTTCTTGTTCCTTAATTACTTCAGAACTATCAGAAATATTAATATCATAATCAGTTACTGAGTAATGTTCGGGAAGTGCTGTAAAGATTTTATTTAATTTTTCACCTAAAACTAAAGTTCCAGAAATACCATTTTTATAGACACTCTTAGTTAAATTTAATATATCTAAAAGAATTTCTCGTGTTAATAAGTCCATTACTTGATAATATTGTTTTGTAATATATCCAGATTGACGAACTCCTACTTGAACATTTGTAACAGCATCTTTTTGTTCAATTCCACCAAGTTTTTCTTTAAACACACCTGTAATCATAGAACAAGTTTCTTCATTTCTTTGAATAGCTAGATCAATAGCTTGAATAGTTTCTAATTTAATCGTATCATCATAACCATTAAAAGAAGTGTTTCCCATAGGTAATCCTTCTTGAGAGGAATCAAATAATGCAATTCCAGATTTCTTATAAGCTTTTCACTTCATAAGTCTGTCTGCAGTTGTAGCTCCTAAAAATATAGGAAGATGAGCAACATCTAATCAATCTCCAGTTCCACCGGATTCAGAAATAACGTTATCTCTATAAAAATAAAGAACATCATTCTTATCTTGTAAATTAGCAGTCTTTAAAATTAATGAATATGGATCTCCATTTCTATCTGAATAGAATAGACCATTTACAGATAGATCACATTCATATGGACTATCCATACTACGAATTGGATTCTCAATTTTACCTGTTGTAATATAAATTAAAGTTCCTATACGAGTCCCTTCATATCTATTAACTACTCAGTTATCTCCCTCTTTTTCAGTTTTTAATCACTCTACATCATAGACTGGAAACAATCTAAAATATTTGGATGTATTGCGTTCAAATGGCAATAGAGGAGTTATTTCAAATCCACCTAGAATACCATCTGATATGGTATTTCCAGTTGTACTATCATAACTTCTCAAATATGTAGTTGTTGATCCATCAACAGAATAGTCTTGTAAATTTTCAAGCTCAGCTAAGTCCTCTCTTTTAAGATCTTTTCCATATTTAGCTAAGATCTGATCTTTAGTCATATAACGACGAATAACAGATCTATAAGACTTTTTAAGGTATGGTGACTCAGGATTTCTATCAATAAAAGTATTAATTGGATTAAGTACTTCTAATTCAATGTTAGTGTTACTTGGTGAAGCAAAGACTTTATAATAACTTGTTCCACTAATTAATAGATCAGTTAATAATAATTTTCTTTTATTACTAAAGTCTACTGCTCTTGATTGCATTGTTCAATCGGTAATATTTTGTCCAGCAATCTCATAATCTGAAATAAAATTTCTCTCAGT